GCCCCCCCCCCCCAACCCCCCCCCCCCGCACCCCCCCCCCCCCCCGCCCCACCCCCACCCCCCCCCCCCCACCCACACCCCCACCCCCCGCCGGGGGGGAGGAAATTTAAAAAAACTTTTCTATTTTGCATGGAGCATGCCTATTTTTTGCACAGATTTTAAGTTTTTGCTTGTTACATTTGCCTATTTAGACGAAAGATTTATTTGCCTATAAACAGCAACTTATAAAATAGTTTAAAAAAAATGGAACCTTTTGCCTCTCCGCGGTGTCTAACAGTCGTTGCGACAATTAAAAAGCTTATTGTCCCTTTTGCGTAGCGCCTAGGGACATTTAACATTCAATCAATGGAAACAGATTTGGCTAGCCAAATCAACACTGTCTACGCTCTTGGCTACGACAGTTGATAATTAAAGTAATATATATCTGTCTTCGCTTGGGGCTGCGACAGCAAAGACCAAAGCGTTATAAAAATACATTGTCCCTAGGTGCTAACGCAAAGGGACATTTAATTATATTAAAGAAATCTATTAACAAAGTTGTTGACAACTTTGTTTATTATATAGAATGCTTCTTCTTCTCCAACGCGAAGCTCTGTGTTCAAGTTGAACTTGTTCACGATTTGGGTTTTGTAATTTTTTTTTATATTTTATGGAACTTTTTTATAGACCTTTGGTCTAAGGACTGTAACAGATAAATTTAACCTACAGATAGGAACCGCCATGCCAGTTGCACGAAAGACCGAGCCGCTCATGGCTTCGCAAGATACGGAGTATCGTCTTGATGGTGCAGACGTTAATCATCTTCGTAAACGTGGTCGTCCGAAGAACATACGCAACCCTGCGTACTTCGCACAGGAGACCAAAGTAGAGTGTGCAGCACTCTACTGTGTCACAGGAGACTTGAAGGACATTTCTAAACGTGTTCACGTTCCTATCGAGACTCTTCGTATATGGCAACAAGAGGCGTGGTGGGCCGAGATACAACGGCGTATCATGGTGGACTGCAACGACAAGTTGCTGTCAACAATTAACAGTACGCTTGACAAAGCCTTGACGGCTTTGGTGGACAGGTTGGAGAATGGGGATGTGGTAAAGCAGATCCCTAACGTGGATGAAGAAGGAAACGTGGTGATGCAAGACATACGTTCTCCTGTAAAAGCAAGGGACTTATCGCAGATCTTTAATGCTCTTTCTCATCAACGACAACTGATGCTGGGTTCCCCTACGCAGATAACGGCACAGACATCTACAGATGCCCGGCTGCAACATCTGCAAGAGCGGTTCGAGCAGTTCTCAAAAGCAAAAACAATTGAAGGTGAAGTTAAACAGATAGAGGATAAATAATGTCTTTGACACCGGGCAGCATACGCGGACTTGTAGGGAGTGTACTTTCACAGCGGTATGATGACCCGGTTCAATCTCCTGAAGTGCATGATGAATGGTGGGGCATGGCCTGTTCAAAGGCCCGGTTGGTTGCAATCGCTGCCCCACGTTATCACGCTAAGTCAACAGCAATTACACATGCTTACTTAATGGCCATGATGCTATTTCGTGAAGCATCTTTCGCATTGATTGTATCAGACACCTTGGAACAAGCGTCGAAGTTCTTGGGTGATATAACAGCAGACTTGACAGACAACGAAGACTTGATTGCCCTGTTCGGGATAACGGGTTTTGAAAAGGATTCGGAAAGTGCCATAGTGGTTAATTGCAGTGATGGGCATCAATTCCGTGTAGAAGCAAAAGGTGCGGGTCAGAAGCTGCGTGGTACTAAGTGGAATCAGAAGAGACCAGATCTGGTCATCGTAGACGATCTGGAGAATGAAGAATTAGTAAATACGCGAGAACAGCGTACAAAATTGAAGCGGTGGGTGAATGGTGCGTTGATCCCATGCATGTCACGTAAAGGGAAACTGAGAGCAGTGGGTACGGTAATCCACTCAGACTCGTGGTTAGCCAGTGTCCTTCCCAACGAAGCCTCACCATTGACAATACACAAACCCTTATCGGTAACAAACAAGTTACTGAATAATGGGTGGCTCTCGGCAAAGTATCGGGGTCACCCGGCGATAGGGGATTACAGTTGCTTCCTGTGGCCTGAGTATCACGATGAGACTTTCTTCAGGTCAGAGTACGAGCGGTTAGCTGCTGATGGTCAGGCAGATGTTTATTCAGCAGAACAATTGAATGAACCTATTGACTGTACGAATGCTTACTTTATTAAGAACGATTTCAGACCCCTTCCTAAAGACGTGCCATTCCTGAACTACTATGTGGGTGTGGACTTCGCCATATCGAAAGCACAAAGTGCTGACTACACAGTATTCGCGGTAGTGGGTATCGACGATGCTTCACAGTTGTATTTGATGGATGTTGTACGCGGACGTTTCGATCCTGATGAAAGTGTCAAGGCGATATTTGAAATAGAAGAGAAATATCATCCCGGTGCATTCTTCTGTGAGAAGGGCACACTGGCCCACTCTATGGGTGCAGCGCTCAAGCGGGAAATGAATGCAAGACATGTGTACCCCATGTTGCAACCGGTGCAGACTTCCGGTGATAAACGGATGAAGGCACGGGGCATACAGAAGGTGATGCGTGGTGGTGCAATGTACTTTGATAGGGATGCTGATTGGTGGCCTGCCTTTGAAGACGAGTTGTTACGATTCGACCGGGCACGACATGACGATCAGGTTGATGCTGTTGCCATGGTAGGCTTGAAGTTAGATGAACTACTGGATGCACCCACAGTCGAAGATAGAGCACAAGATGAATGGGAAGATGAACACGAAGATGAAGAACAGGGCCGTAACAAAGTGACGGGCTACTAATTATATAAAGGCACATAATGGAACTCGATACAACACTGACTTTATCCCAACTGATGAAACATCCAAACATCGCGGAAGAATTGACAGAACAGGACAAAGCAAAGATTGCACAGACCGTGATCCATGAGTACAACATTGATTTGGAAAGTCGGGGTGACTGGGAAAAGAAGAATGCTGATGCATTAAAATTGGCCCTACAGGTATCAGAAAAGAAAACAACACCGTGGCCCAATGCAGCCAATGTCATGTTCCCTCTGGTAACAATTGCCGCCTTACAATGTCATGCTCGTGAATACCCGGCATTAATCACCGGTACAGACTTAGTTAAATGTCGTATCATTGGAGAAGATGATACAGGCCAGAAGACTGCTCGTGCTCAACGAGTCTCTGCTCACATGAGCTATCAGCTTTTGGAAGAGGACACGGACTGGGAAAACCAGATGGATAGGGTGATGTTCACAAAGCCCATCGTGGGGACTGCCTTTAAGAAAGTGTACTTCGATCCTGTATTACAGCACAATGTTTCTGAGGCAGTGCTGGCACAGAACTTAGTCATTCCGTACAAAGCAAAGTCACTTTCTAAAGCGATCCGACTTACTCATGTACTTGAACTTTCTCGTAACGAAATATATGAAAGGGTAGTAAGAGGTGTATACAGTGATGTCATTGATCCAAATGCATTTACTCAAGCACCTCGACAAAACCAACTTGATACTGTATCTGATATAGTACAAGGCTCACATAAGGTCATGGGTGATCCAGATCAACCTACAGTAATACTAGAGCAGCATCGTTATCTTGATCTGGATAATGATGGATATGCAGAACCGTACATAGTTACGGTCGATTTACAAACAAAGCAATTGCTGCGCATCGTGGCACGTTACTTTGAGGATGACATTACCAAGCGGCATGGAAAAGTTGTTCATATCAATGCACAACAATTCTTCGTCAAGTATGGGATGATCCCCTCCCCTGATGGTGGTATTTATGATCTCGGTTTTGGTTCCTTACTGGGACCATTGAATGAAACCGTAAACTCACTTATCAACCAACTCCTTGATGCCGGTACTCTCAGCAATCTCGGTGGTGGGTTCTTAGGTAGAGGGGCCAAGTTACGTCGAGGTCAGAATCAATTTCTGCCGGGAGAATGGAAATTGGTAGAGGGTACGGGTACTGATTTAAAGAACAGTGTAGTCCCTCTCCCCGTCAAAGAACCCTCACAGGTTCTATTCTCCCTTCTGGGGATGCTCATCAATTATGGTGAACGCATTGCTGGGGCAACAGATATTATGTCCGGGCAGAATGTAGGCCAGAACACCCCAGCAAGCACGGCACAAGAGTTAGTTAAGCAGGGTTCAGTAATCTTCAATGGGATATTCAAACGGACCTACCGTAGCCTCAAAGAAGAATACCGCATGCTGTACCGGTTGAATCAATTGTATTTACAGAATCAAAGTTCGTTTGAGGACTTAACCACAGGAACCTCTGTGATAATTCTGCTGGAAGATTACCATGGCAAGGACTCTGATGTCCGGCCTTCTGCCGATCCTAACATAGCCAGTGTGGAACGCAGGATGCAACAGGCTATACTGCTGAAGCAGGCTTCACAGAATGGTCCCGGTTACTTTCCTATGGCGGTTGAGAAGCGGTTCCTTGAGGCTGCACAAATACCCTATCTGGCTGAAGTGTGGAATGAAAAGAATGTACCACCACCAAAACCAGATGTAAAAATTCAACTTGAACAAATGAAGATTGAGTTCCAACAGGCCAAGCTCAAAGCAGAAATGCAATACAAGATGATGGAACTGATGCAACAAGCAGAGTTGATTCAGGCTGAGGTTCAGGAGTTGCGAGCCAAAGCTGCGTATGAAGTTAAGCAGGCAGAGGGTGTAGAAATGGGACATACTATTGCAATGCTGGAACTTCAAATTGCTGCAAGGAAACATCAGCGTGACGGTATATATGAATCTGTCAAGATGCTAAAAGGATTCATGGATTCTGCTGTAGGTCATGAACAGAATCAAGCGAAGATTGGTATTGAACAACAGAAGGCAGAGCAGGAAAAACAGACAGGAGCACAACAAGATGGAAGCGTTCAAGTTCAGTAATACCATGGAGGAATGGGTAGAGTGGCATCATAACCCAGTAACAAAGGAGGCGAAGCGATACTTGCAATACCTCCTTGAGCAGCAGAAAGAAGATTGGGCCAACGGTGTGATGGTTGGCAAGACCCAAGAAGAAACAGGCTATTTGAGTTCGATTGGACTTGCTAAAGTCACTGTGTTGGATAATATCATTAATGATGTATTTACAAACTCGGAGATAGGAAATGATTAACGGATCAGGTTGGTTCCCATTAACACACAGTGTTATCGTCATCACAGAAGAAGTTGAAATCAAGAAGGGTGCAATCTTTGTACCCGATGAATTCACAGTACGTGATGAACAGGCACAAGTACAGGGTATTCTCGTCGCATGTGGCCCTGAAACGTTTAGCGATAAACGCAACAGTCGCATCCCACAACCCGGTGATCGAGTCATGTTTGCTAAGTTAGCAGGCTACTTCTTCAAGGGCGATGACGGTAAGAAGTACCGCATGATTAACGATCTTGACCTTAAAGCTGTACGAGGTGCATAATGGAAAACGATCTCACACCAGAACAAGTGCTTGACAAGGCAACCAAATTAGGATATGATGCTAATCGTTATGAGCAGACCGATCCTAAATGGAAAAGTCCAGAAGAGTTCTTGGACTTTGGTGAACGCTTGAATCCGATCCTTCGGGAAAACAATAAACGGTTGGAGGCACAACTAGCCGCACGTGATGCTCAGATTGCTGCCATACAAACAGAAATAGCCAAGTTTGCTAAGGTGCATGAAGAAACGGCAAAGGCTGCTTATGCAAAGGCCCTTGCTGAACTCAAGGCCGATAAGAAGTTGGCGCTGGAGCACGGGGACTATGATACCGTTGTTGAAATAGACGAACGAATTGCAGACACACGGGCGGCGGAAAAGGCTACACCTACACCTGCTTATGTTCCCCCTGCTGTCAACCCACAAGTCGATGTAGTAGAACAACAGTATCAGGACTGGGCCAACCTTCCTGAGAACTCATGGTTGCGTGATCCAGAAATGGAAACATACGCACGTGCAGCAGGTGAGTTGCTTGTCAAGCAGGGCACACTTGCTTCTGGTGCTAACTTCAAACCTTTCTTGGATAAGGTAGCAACAAAAGTAAGGGAACGTTTCCCTGAACACTTTGAAAACAATTCCCGTAGGGATGTGGCAAAAGTAGATGGAGGGGGTAGTGGTTCTGCTGAATCGTCCGGTCGTAAAGGTAGATATTCATCACTTCCACAAGAAGCAAAAGAAGCCTGTGATCTTTTAATCAATACGATCCCCGGTTTCACTAGAGAGAAATATGTTGCCACATATAAGTGGTAAGCACACAGATAGGAGTTATTGCAATGACTAAGTTCACAGTAGAAGACGAAGTAACTGAGGTAGCGGCTGTACGTACAACGGCTGATCGAATCTCAACAGAAGGCAGGCGGTGTCGCAGGGAGTTTAACGGGACAACACAACACCTCGGACTTGATCCCCGTGTTGTTGCAGAGCTTTCCCAAGAGGGGCATCTATGCTGGTGCAATGACGACCAGAAAGGAAACCTTCAGTATCTTGAAAGCATAGGTTACAGATTTATAACAAACAGAGAGGCGTATGGCGAACGGGATAACATGTCCCCTGATGATAGAGCAAAAGTTCGTTATGGTACTTGTGATGACAAGGGCACAGCACAAGATATTTACCTGATGTCACAACCTTGGGACTTCTACAATGAAGATCAAGAAGCAATGGCTAATCAGCAAGCAGGCATGGACAAGACCATCATGGCAGGTGGTAAAGAGATAGATAAACACTATGGTCGAAAGATCGAGTATCAAACCAATCAATCATAATTTTATAGGAGTTTCAAATGGCTAACATCAATGCACCATTCGGCTTTCGCCCTGTGATGCACATCAATGGCTCTCCTTACAACGGTCAGGCAAATCTGTACGTTATCACTACCGCAGACAGCACATACGAATACCATATTGGTGATCTTGTGTTCTCTTCTGCAACGGCTGATGCGAATGGTGTCCCCGGTGTATTGGGAGAATCCCGTGCTGCAAAAACAACCTCTGTTCCTCGTGGGGTTATCGTGGGTATTCTGGGTGCTTATCCCGGTGTATCACTGGTAGGTGCTGCTCTGAATCTTGAGCAACCTAACTATGTTCCAATCGCAAAATCACATGACTACTACGTTATGGTTGCAGATGCACCTGACTTGATTTGCGAAATTCAAGCAGACACAACAAGTGCCGCTACCTATATTGCCGCAGGTTATATGCTCCACAACTTCGGCTATACATCTGCTGCACCTTCCCCAGTAACTAACCCACTGTCTGCTACTGTGCTGACTTCCGCCTCTGCTGTAACTACAGCTACCATCACTCTGAAGGCTCATGGACTTGTTCGTGATCCTATGAATGCTTATGGTGCGTATGCAAAGATGCTGGTGTCATTCAACTTACATGAACTTGGTAATGCTTCTGGCACTACCGCTATCTAATAAGGAGCTAATATAACATGGCTGCAATTATTAATACAGGAACCTTCCTCAAGGGCATGTGGCCCGGCGTGGCCGAATGGTTCCAAAAAGCCGCAGTGGACTATCCACTGCAATACCCTAAGATTTTTGAGCAGCGCAATTCGACCCAAGCATGGGAAGATATGGTTGAATACACTTCTTTCGGTCTTGCAGTTGTTAAGGATCAAGGCGGTCCCGGTGTCTATGATACTCACGTACAAGGTGACGTTGCTCGCTTTGTTCACCTGACCTATGAAAATGGGTATCAAGTAACTCGTGAAGAAATCGAAGACAATCTTTACCCAACACTGGCACAGTCTCGTACTACCGAGCTTCGTCGGTCTATGGAAAAGACACGTGAGTATGTTCATGCACAGATTTTGAATCGTGCAACCACTGCCACCTATCTTGGTCCAGATGGTGTTTGCTTATTGAATACAGCTCACACGTACAAGACTGGTTACACCTACGCCAATCGTCCTTCACCAGACGTACAACTCAGTGAAGCCGCTATTGAAGATATGATTATCCTTCTTCAATCGACTACTGACTCTCGCGGTCTTCCAGCAATGCTGCAACAAAAGCGTTTAATTATTCACCGTAATGAACAGTTCAATGCAGCTCGTATTCTGCACAGTCCCTATCAGGCTGGTAATAGTAACAACGACATCAACGTGTTGAAGGCTCAAGGTACGATCTCTGAAATCTTGATCTGGCAATATCTGACTACTGCTGGTCAATGGTTCATCCAAACCGATGCACCTGTTGGTCTGATTACGCTGGATCGTCGGGCCACTGAACTGCGTGAAGATAACGACTTTGAAACTCAAAATGCAAAGTACAAAGCATCTATGCGCTTCTCTGCCGGTTGGGGTAATGCTCAAGCTGTCTTCGGTACTGCTGGTGCTTAATTGATTTAAGGCGGGAGGGTGCAATGCCCTCTCGTTTTTTTCATGGAGATAGATATGGCAACGATACCAACAGAAGAGTCTGGTCCTAAGAAACATCGAAACACACCACCACCTAAACTATAACCTTTTGCCGTGGCTCATGCCACGTTGAAAACTCAACGACATAAAGGAGATTTAAAATGCCTGTACCACAACGTAGTCCCTCTGGAATTTCCACCCAGAGCGTAGGTCGCTGTCTTGGAAACTATCCTACTCCTGATCCTACAAAAGTTTTAACTGTCTTTAATGACTTTCAACGCTATGTTGCCGGTGAATGGACTGTAGCAAATACCTCAACAGGAGCAAGTGCTCTTGCAGCAGGTAGTGTCATCGTTCAAACTACTGCGGTAGGTGCAACTGATTATGCTACGCTGGCCAACTCACCAGCACCGTTTAACTTTGCCGCCACACAACAAGTATGGTTTAATATCAATTTTCAACTTTCCAACATTACTGTCCCAACATTCCTTGCTGGTCTTGTGGCGGGTACAATTGCTGCATTCACAGCAACACCTCCCACAGACGGGATTTATTTTTATAAAGCCCCAGCATCCACAGTAATCAGTTTGATTATAAAAGTAGGTGGGGTAGCAACCACAACAGTAATCCCAGCAGCAGCACTCACTGGTGCAAACTCAAAGACGGGTGTGGTTCCATTTGCAGCAGCGACCTATATGAAATTGGGTTTCTACTACAATGCATATAATCAACAAGGAGCACCATCAATCAATCCTACGATTGAAGTGTTTGTAAATACTATTCCTGTACTCTCTATATCAACATTAACTAATCTTCCTGTCGCTACGGCCTTGGCCACGGCTTTTGGGATAGGTAGTGGGGCAGGTGCTATCAATACTTGCACCGTTGATTATGTCATTGCTGCACAAGACCGCACATAATAATATAGGGGGCTTAGGCCCCCTTTATAGGAGAGCAACATGGCAAATGTAGTGAACACACAAATTCTGGCTGATGGGCCAAGAAACTTAATTATCAAAATTACAGGCATCCTAGATACCTCTGATGTGTCTGTCATAGATCTCTTTGATCCTGCTGCACGAACAAAGATAGGACAGATTGAAGGACTGGCAAATAGGTATGCTATCGAATCCATTACGTTTAATATCGAGGATACATTAGCAGTATATTTTTATTGGGGAGCCACAACAGACGAACTTATTGTTGCCCTAGAAGGCCGGGGAAAAGTTCCTTATGATCCTCCTGTGATTAACACTGAACCAACTGGGGTAACAGGCAAGATACGTTATGCCACACAAGGATGGGCTTCAAGCGCTGTTGTATCTTTTACTATTGTTATCTCATTGAAGAAGTATCAAAAATGAGTAAGGACTATTTTAAACTCGGAGACTGGAATGTAATCTGTGACCAATGCGGTTTTGAGTTTAAAGGGTCCGAGTTACAAAGACGTTGGGATGGGGCGATGGTCTGCAAAGATGACTGGGAACCCCGTCCCCCACAAGAGTATGTAACGGGTATTAAAGAGAACATGACTGTTCCTTATAGCCGCCCAGAAACACCCGATAAAAGTAATACCGGATCATTGCAAATAAAAGCAGGAGCGACTACTCTCACTTCATCCAACTTAGGATTAGACGGTAAGGTAACTGCTGTTGTGCTAGAACAAATATATGGTACACTGCAAGGTCCAGTGACAATCACAATCGACCCCAGTATTGTTATAGGTAATACAGTCGTAATCTCAGGGATGACAACTGCCGGTGTACAGGTCACAATTATAAATAACGGTACGGGAACACTCATTCAAGAGGCTTAATATGGCAACGGCATTATCTGCAATACTTGGAGGAACATCTACAGCACGTACCACTACCTTTAGTGTTACACGGGATGACATCATCAAGGCAGCACTTCGTAAACTGGACGTTCTTGGAGAGGGAGAAACACCCTCTACAGAAGACATTATCAACTGTTCCTTTGCCCTCAACTTGATGTTGAAGTCTTGGGAAGCAGATTGTTTTTATTTGTGGAAAGTAAAAGAGATACTTGTCCCTATGCTGGTTGGGGTGAACACCTATTCGATTGGGCCTACAGCCATAGGTGTAGGAGCCCTTGTTACAGACCGCCCTATGCGCCTAATGGATACTTGCTACAAAAGAGATTCATCTGGGTTGGATACCAATCTAACAATCTTGTCAAGACAGGAATACAATCAACTGGGAATGAAGAATACTTCAAGCCCTATCAGCCAGATATTTTATGATCCTCAGTTGTTTAATGGCGTATTGGAGGTATATGGAACACCTTCTGACAGTACACAGGTTGCGTACCTCACTTGTCAGATACCTGTGTATGATTTTAACAAGGGCACAGATGTGCTGGATTTCCCTCAAGAAGGCTATCAGGCAGTCGTTTACGGGCTTGCTGATGAAATGATGGACGAGTATCCAAAGCCCACACAGCAATCCATTCAGCGCATTATGCAGAAGTCTGCCACCTATCGGGAGAAACTTGCGGACTTCTCGCAAGAAGAAACAAGTATTTTCCTGATGCCTAACTTCAAAATGAGATAACATGACAATCAAAACTCTACCGCTGACACCTGTCATTACGAGTCGTGATGCTACGTTGCAGAAGGACTCAAAGATTGTGAATGGGTACGTCGAGGCTAACTTCGTGATTAAGCGTCCGGGGGTTTCTTTGTTTGCTACACCTGTGACAGAGGCCACCCCACAACTGTTAGCAATCTACGATAGCAACATCATCACGGTGCAGAACAACATCCTATACACCACCACTGACTCTCATCCAATCGACACAGGCGGGGAGTTGGTTGACATTGTAACATCAGGTATGATTGACGGGTACACGTACTACCCTAGTGGTAGCTGGCCTGTATTGCCTCCCATCCCACCCTATCCTCCATACCCAACGCCTCCTGTATTTGTTCCTCCGATCTATCCTACGCCACCCCAAGAGTACATCAAGTACACTACGGTGACGAACATCATCATCTTCTACTTCGAGGGCTACCCACAATATCCTGCGGCGATTACAACAAACACAATCACGGTGTACCTACCTATTGGGACAAACCTAACACATCTGACACCTGTATTTGAAACACCAGCATGGTACGTTACGGCCGGTGGTAGCACAGTTATTTCTGGTAATTCATGGTTCGACTATACCACTCCGCAAACACTAACTGTTGTCGCACCGGATGGAACAGAAGAGGACTACACTGTTGAGGTACACAATACGGGTATACTATATCATGCTACCGCAACACCCACTGCTATAGAATCTGATTGGATTGTTAATTATTGTCAAAATCCTAATTATGGTCTTATTGTTCCTTGGAGGTGTAACACCTATGCTAATGCACTGATTGCAATAAATGGTGATCTAAGGGCAGCAGTACAGGCAGCAGCAATGGCAAGGTTTGGCGATGGACG